ACCACAACCTTCAAACCTACAAGGTTGTTCAGTTGGTGCATCTCTATCTGCAATCTTCAAATTTTCTTCAAATTCGTGACCACACTTCTTACATCTATAATCATAATAGGGCATTATTATCCTTTACAAATATATTCAGAATGATGAACATCTGTCCATTCCCAATTCATAAAACCACCACACTCTTTTGTTCCTCTTTTGACTGCAGCTGCTGTTTTTCTTCCACGATCTTTCCAATCACAAGCACGTTCATGTCCAAGTTTTGGAAAATAACACATTTTAGAAGAAGTCTTAGTTACAACCAAAGGCTTAACAGATTCAACAGATTCATCTTTTCTGTACTCCGAATCTTTAACTTCTGTAACAATTTTTCGTGTTTCCATTACACAATCTGGACACTCACCAGTTTTAGTATCAACCCAACATCCTGCTACAGCATGACAGACTTCTTCTGTTAGATATTCTGTCTTAGTTTCTGTAGCAGCTGTCGAACTTAGTGTTACTATAATAAAAATTAAACTCAATAGCCATCTCATAATGTATCTCTCTTTAAGGTTAAATGAAGAGGGTCTTTTCTGACCTTTCATAATATATTATACATCATTTAAAAGGATTTGTCAAGTTATTTTCAATGTTTTTTGTAGAAAATATGTCTATCTATAGAAGCCATAACTTTCTTATGTTTTGACCATTTTGGATATTTGTCCATCCAATTGGCATGATAATGAGTTGCACCATCTGTTATATCGATGAGTGCTTTATCATAATGATTGTTGAGAACTATTTCTGCCAACAATACCGAATCTTTCCACGATCTACTTGTAAGATCTGGATCATCAAGTTTTCCGTCACAGTACCATGAAAATTGGCAACGATCTCTCGCAGGAAAAAACTTTTTCAAGTTTTTATTATAATGATGAATTCCGTCTTGAACTACTTCACATATGGTATTAGGATAATTAGAATCAATTGTGCGATTAATAGTAACATTTGCAACTGCTAATCTTCCTGCCGTGCTCTCCGCTCTAGCCTCAAAATAAATATTCTTTGCCATACACTCAGCATCTGCGGGTGTATATTTCACTTTAGTAAATTCTAGAGGTTTATAATAGTTCTGTGTTAGGTCTATCGCATTTTCTACAATGATTGCTGCACTGGCATCTGTTGCGATTGGAGGAATCCATAATTGACCAAAGTTAGAACTGTTAAGTGGAGAAGCCGTATACCATAGTGTAGCAAATAGAGCAAGGAATACCCTTACTGTTTTTACCATACTTGTACCTTTGTTTGGTTAATCATTCATATCGATAAAAATATACATAAAAAAATTACTTTCAACCAAATTGTAGTTATATTTATATGTTTTCAACCTTCAGTAACCACCTCTTCTTTCTTAGAGGGGGTCTGAGAAACAGGTTTTTCTTCTTCCTCTACATCGGGAAGTAGATCAGGCCAAGTATCTTTAACCAGTTTATATGTCAATCCTTTGTAGGATAGTTTCTTATCTTTGATTGCAATCATCATTTCTGCATCTTGAGGATCTAATCTTTCCAGAAGACCAACGAACATTGCCTCTCTTCGTAACATGGGAAGATCCGACAAAGGATGTGGGCTTGGATCTGTATAGTAATCCAATTTCTTTACTTCATAATGAAAAGAATTGGATGTCATATCACCTTCTTTTGCTGGTTCGTAAGGTGGAGCTCCTGGCGGGAGTAACCACTTTGCGTCTGGATGATAGTTCAATTGCAACAATATTTTAGTTGCAAGATTTTCTCTCTTCTTGAGAACATCTCGTTTATCTTCTCTTGTCTTTGCTTTTGCAACTTCTTCAAGAGTTTCACGAACATTAAATTCTGGCATTATACTTCTCCTGTAAATTGTGTATCGGTCAATGCAACTGTTTCAGTATATACATATTCCCTATTTTCCTGAGTTACATATTCTGACTCATCCATATTATTTGTCCATACTGCATTAATATCCTTGTAGAATACCCCCACAGACCTCTTAGGAGTGCCGTCAGGGTAATAAGCCATTGCGACACAAGTTGGTGTCACTTTATGTTCTTCATGCTTCCCCGAAAATATCCCAATCCAATCTCCTGTTCTCAAGTAATGCTCACAGTATCGAATGTATGCTTTCTTTCCATCTGCAAAATTTGATGCTTTCTGTCTGTCTAGAGGAGTTACACCCCTACCTCTTGCTTGTGTATTAGATGCGGATATTTGATCTTTAGTTTCCCGAATCCACTCTTTCACATTCTTAAAAGAATATGTATCATCATCTGGAAGTTCAAGAACCTTCTTACTGACATTCTTGTATTCTGCGGGTTTCTTCTTTGCTCTCATCTCCGCAAGACGAGCTCTTAATTTTTCTTTAGTTTCTTCAGAAAGATTTCGTTTCTTCTTAACTGGTTTGATTGGTTTTCGTTCAATCGTTACTTTCTTTCTTGCCATTATGATTTTTTCTCCAGGCTGGTTTTAATCGTTTCCAACATCAATGACCATTGCTTTGCAGTAGTATCGATGTCATAGTGCATATCAAAATATTGCTTCTGGAATGCAAGACCAGCTTGAACTGGTGCTTCCCAAAAGTTATCAATTGCATCCTTCAGTACATATGCAAACTTTCTGGTATGTTCAGACTTGTCTTCACAATATCCGTACATCCATGCAAAATTTGCACAAGTCTCTGGAAGAACTGCAAGATTCGGACACACAACAACACATCCCGCACTCATTGCCTCGATTGCAGATATACAAGCAGTTTCCTTATAACAACAAGGATATGCAAGTATGTGTGTTTGTTGAAGTGCAGTACGAATTTCTTCATTAGAAACCGATCCATGATAGTTGACATTAGGTGTGTCTCTACAAGCATCATATAATGGTTTCCAATCATCATCTTTATCTTCCCATCCATATATCTTAAAACTTGAATATACATCTAATACAACATTCTCAAACTTTGCTGCTCGAAATGCAGCAATGAGAACATCCAATCCACGATGTGGTGTAGATATGTATGCAAGTCTTATGGGGCCTTCTTTAGGTTTTGTGTGTGCAGGAATAGGTTCAATTGCATTCTTGAGAACTACACTCTTCTCATATTCCAATCCTAAATCAAGATGGTATTTTTCCAATGACCAATCAGAAGGAAATATAAACCTTTCAAATTTGTCTCGCTCTTCTTTCTTTTTAAGGAATTGTACTTCTGGATCTTGAGAGGTATCTTGAAACCAAAGGATTTTTGGCTTGTCCTCTAACTCACGAACTCTTGATAGGATAACTTGAAAGTAATTCCATGTATCTTCTGGAACTCTTTCTTTGATTCTCTGATAGATTAATTCACTTCCGCCCTTTGCTTCTTTAGAGGCGGATACAACATCGAACTTCTCTTGAGAACCCTGTTCGTTTCGTTTCTTTATCTGTTCGATTTTGGAATCATCGAATACCATTAAACTCATAATCTTCTCTCACTATTTTTATTTTATAATACTATTATATCAAATTTATAATACATTGTCAAGTCTTTTATTGCTGGAAAAGATCTCCTTGATATATTCCACTCAAACGATATTGTAACAATCCTTTGTGATATACTTCTACATCTTTTCCGGCTGCTTGCATATCTTGTGCTACTGAATCTGCATCTATTTTAGTGAATTTTCTATATTGTCCATTCTTCGTTTCAATTAAATAAGGGTCTATTTGTTCTCTTGGGGCTAACATAAATTCCTATTATTGAAATCCTGTTTTGCAGATATAATATGAATCTACGATATCTGAAACAGGGTTGACGATTTTAGTTGACTTTGGAGTCAATCGACTCTGTAAATCAACATTAGTTTCTGCCAAAAATGTTTCATACATCAATTCTTTATTTGCATTTCCTTTTCCTGTGGCCTTTTTCTTAATTACTGTGGGGGGAATCGTTGTATAACGAAATCCACTTGATCTGAGTTTTTGTTTGAGTATTCCAGTATTCTCTCCAATATTGAAAACTCTTCCTGTCGCAGCAAATGCATAATCTTCCAAGTAAACATGGGATGCTCTATTATGATACCACCTTATACATTCTATTGTCCAATCTGCAAGTTTAGTAAATCTGTCAATATCATCCGTATATTTTGGATATTCATGTGCAAAAATCTTACCAAACGATTCCTGTGATTT